AAGGCATCTCATTCAAGATCACAACGTGTGATCTTAAAATTTTATTTATACACCTTTAACATTACCGATGGAATATTTTGATTCTAAATTCCATTCGCGCTTATCTCTATGTGATATAATTTTAATGCTTCTTAGACTGGTTTTATCTTCTGCTCTGGAAGCATCTACAATGTCAAGTAATCCCCAATCAGATAGTAATGTGCTTATTGTGTTTCGTCTACACATATCATCTAATGTAAAGTTCGAAGGCTTACCATCAAGTAAGAAAAGCTCTTTAAAGTGTACGATGAAATATCTCCCTTGTTTATGCAATATATGACAGCTCTGATAGAGTGTATTATATTCTCTCTTTGATGAAACACCAATTCGTGTTAATGTTTCCTTAATTTTAAGAAAGTCATCGGGTTCTGATAGTAGAACCTCTAACATATCATCAGGTGTCCATTTTATAATAGTATCTTCATTCATACTATTATTTATAAAAATTTAATTTTTCACAAATTCTTTTAATTCATCAAAGGTCTTTAGTCCTATGAGTCTATCTACTTCCTTTCCTTTATCATCAATCAGAATTACAGTAGGGACAGATTTGATATCATTATCCTGCGCTAGTTGAACATTATGATCGATATTGATTTTCTCAACCTCCATGTTAAGTTCCATTAAATCCAAGATATGATCCATAGCTTTGCATGGGCCACACCAACTTGCTTCAAACTTTAATAGTTTCATTATTTCCATTCTAATGCTTCAGCGACAACAGGGAATTGTTCAATAAAGATATACCTACAGCCTTCAGCAATAATCCTATGTTCTTTTTGTGTGTCTTGTTGTGTTCTTAGATCAATATAATGAACCCAAGAACGTAAAGTGCCTGCCATATACATTGTAGTTTCAGTACAAAGTGGAAGAACCATTCGTGCGCATTCCTTTGCTACACCTTCATTAATTAAATCATTATAGAGTTCTAAATTCTTTTCCATAATGGAGTTAATCAGAAACTCATTGGTGTGTTTCAATTCAAATGGCTCATCTCCAACTTGACGATTTGTCTTACCCTGTTTTCGATATTCAATAGGCGTTAGAGTAGTTGATTCACTATAACGTTGGCTGAACTCTTGAAAAGAGAATGATCTATGACGTAGAATTTGAGCTGCGATTGCTCGACTTGTTTTTAATTCCAATGTCATTGACACCATCTCTAGGGGTGACCAATGTTTATGTTTAATCAGATACCTCAATAGTTTTGGTGCTGTCTCTGTATTCATCTGATTCGATGGATTAGAGACTCGAGCACAATATGCTACAAGGTCTTCTGCATTTTCAACACCCTCTACAGCGGGCTTAGATACTGATATTAATTTAACTGACATAATTATTTTGTTCCTCCTTTATCCATATCCTTTCTCAGTTGCTTAATATCGATAAGATCATAAACCTCTTCAGCTCTTTCTCGACTATAACAATAAGCTTCTTTAATAAGTTCGATATCTTTGCTATCTTTTGGTTTCTTCACCCATTTTGAGAATCTACGCTTCTTTCTCACACCGTGATATAAGAAATCATATTGCATCTTCTTTGCAAGTTCGAATCGTTGGTTCATCTCATTCGCCAACATTACTGTATCGACAAAATAAGATAAACCACGATTCACCATAAAGGGTGGATACTTGCGATCTACTGAATCTAGATCAGATGCTTCACCAGAATTATCTGCCCGAATATCATCGAACAAATAAGACTTCTTCTCATTGATTGAATTTAGGAAATCAAATGGTGTCATTAAAATTGTTTTTCTAGTGCTTGGTGTGTTAGTTCCTTAAGAATATTGACACTTGAAATCTGATGCTCTAAAGATAGTTCGGATTGAATAGAAAGAGCATAGATAAGTTTGCTCAAAGGGCCAGAAGAACACTCATCCCATCTGTGATGTTTACCAAATGCCTTTTTGGAATCTACATGAATCTTTTTCTCTAGTGCTGCGCCTTGTTTTGGAGTTGAAGTTTGGACATAACGAATGACTAAATCTTTTTTATCAATCTTGGTTCTGTCAATTCCATCTTTAATAAGGTGTTGAATCTTCACAAAATGATTTACCGGATGGTCACCTTGTTCTGCTCTTATACCATAAGAACGGTCTTGCAAATCTTTTCCAGTTCCAGTATAGTTAATCTTATCGTGAACAAGTTTATCACTAATCTCTCGAATATATTTACTTTCTGTTACCTGATAAACACCATGAATTAACTCATAGAGTTTACTATTTTTTGTTGGGATTTCAGTTACAGGCATCCAATCGCCGATTTTGATTACTTTTTCGTACATAATATATTATTTGAATTTTGCGGTGCCCATAATCTCTGTGAGACAAGCAACTAGGTTTAATTCGCGGTCAGCAACGAATGCTGCTTTGTATTGATAATCAGCCAAAATAAGAATCGTTGGTGGAATAGATTGACCATCGAGTATATCATAAGCACTATCATAGATTCTACGGAAAACAACCGAAGAGTCAATGTCAGAATTGTTAGCTGCCCATGCTCGCATCGAGCGAAAGTCTTTCTCTTTTAGATGTTTTACCAATTCCTTAATCTCTGATTCACCAGTAGTAACAATCTCAGGTGAGAGTGTACCAGAGGTTGAATATCGCTGACACTCATTGATAACACGGCGCCAGTCTGGAGCATGTTTCATAATCAGATTAGCAATTGCTTGATTATTGAATTCAACATCCTGTTCTTTCAGAATGAATTGCAGACGTTTCATGAAAGTTGCAGCCAACTTGGGATCATTAATTTTCACTTCGTTGAAATCAATTACTGTACATCTTGAATGAAGTGGTTCAATGATACGATTCTTGAAATTACAAGTCAGAATAAATCGACAATTGCCTGAGAACTCTTCAATGAAACCACGAAGAGCAGGCTGTGTCGATTGAGCATTGAGATAATCAGCCTCATCTAGAATAACAACCTTATACTTCTTTGTCATATCAAGCGACATAGAAGAAGCAAACTGTTTGATCTTGTTTCGAAGTGTATCAATACCACTTTCCTCCGAAGCATTGATCATAAGACAATCAAGTCCTAGTTCATTACATAGTGCTCGGGCAATGGTTGTCTTTCCTGTACCAGCGGGGCCAGCAAGAATAATATTTGGAATATCATCATTCTTAACGAATTCTTTAAATGTCTTTTTCAATTTTTGTGGTAGAACACAATCCTCAATCTTCTGAGGTCTATATTTCTCCACCCATAATAAATTTTCTTTCATATAGTATATAATATAATAATAAGTTTCGAGAGTCAAGATAAAGATGGTGGGTACCGAAGCACCCACCATCAATCATTTAACTATCTTCTTTTTCTTCCGTTTCAGCGAGATCAAGTTCTGATTGATCTTCTTCTTCTTTGGGTTTGTGATATTCAACAAACTCCGCAAGTCGGCTTCGAATAATTCCGACATCCTTTAGTTCTGTACCCTCGAAGGCTCCTCGTTTTGAGCAGACATCAATGATATTAACCATCATGGTAAAATCATTGATTGTAATCGATGGTTCTGTTTGTTCTACTTGTTCTGTTTCTTCACTCATTTTTATTCTATACGTTTGATGATTTATCAAGTGCGATCCAGTATTGTACGTTTACTGTATCATGTTTCCAGTTGGAAATTAGTTTATTTGTGATATCCACACTATAATCTCCCGCAATAAGCTTCAAATTATCAATGTTGAATCGATAATCAGCTTCTGTATCGGGGCCATCATATTTACCAATGACTAATGAATAGGTGTTTGAAGATGGATTTTGAGAGCAAATGACTCGTGCTACAATATTACTGTCCTCAACAATCAAGGATAGTGTTGGAGCATCTAGACTAAGACTTGATGCAGCCTTTCGGATGTTATTGATGTTCACTTCGGTGAATGTGAATGATAGATCAGCCGGAGGCATGCTAATTGCCTGAGTCTTCTTAGTAAGAATCTCGGTATCAGCAAAGTGGTATTTAACTTTAGCATCACCAGATTTTAGAGTCACATGACTTTCTGCAAAGTCAAGCTCTGGTCCCTCAAGAAGGGAGTGAGCAGAAAGAAACTCATTCACATCATAGATACCGAAAGTAGAATTGAATGATTCATCAATCTGTGCTTCAGCCATAATATGCTTTGCTTCTGCTAGGGTAGAAATAGTTGAACCAGGCTCAACTACGAGGTTGGGTTGAATCGCTCCGAAGTTTCGAAGGATATCTATTGTTTTATTATTTAGTTTCATTATTTAGTACTATATCAGAATTAGATTGTTTGTCAATCATTTTTTCGGCTTGCTTGTTAAATTTATTAATCCATCCAGTATCACTAGGTGGTGGTCGATCATCACTCCAATTATCTCTTATCATTGAATCACGAAGAACCGCTAAACCACAGATTGCATGAGCGATATGATGAATACCAGAATCTGGGTCAATGTCTTCACCCTCATACCAAGCGGCAAGGTGACGAATCGCAGCATCATAATATACTGAGCCTCGGACTCCAGCTTCTCGCCAGTTAAATCGACCATATTTTAGGTCACCGTGGAGCTTAACTAGTCCAGCTTCCATTAAAACATTCATAGGCATTCCACTCATGGGTACCTTTTTAACCCCACATGCATCTTTAGGATTTGTGGGCTTCTTTACATTTTTCACTTCAATACTTTCTTCGTATCGTTCTTTCCAATATTGTTCTGGTTTAGGTTGTTCTGTTAGATTCATAAATTTTGTTATAGTGAGGTGGTGCCCCGACCAAAGGACACCACCTCGATTGATTGAGTATGACTATTAAAACGATTTCCACTCGCCCCGGATGGTCGTTTCCGTTGTATTTTCACTTCCATTGATAAGCTCTTCCATTGTTGGAGTTGACTCATCAATTTTAGTGTAAAGGTCTAGAAAGGCTGTTCGAGTTTCTTCATCAAATCGATTGATGCAGAGTTCAATGGCCTTGGTTCGATCTGTAAAGATTGAGAAGCACTTGATGATATGGCACAGACGGCGGGTTGAGATAACATCATCAATAGCATCATCTTCAAATGTCTTTCGAATCACCGATGCCCAGGCGATCAGTTTTTCAACAAAGTTGCTGTCATCGACATCATATTTGACCGCGTGCTTAGTCAAGATTTTCATTTCAACTGCTGGGGTTGCATAAGGCTGATCAATCGTAGCCACGAATCGTTCGAGGAAAGCATCATCAATGATTGAGGCAGCGGAATATCGACCATCATCTGAGCCACGACCTTTGGTATTCGCAGTTGCGATCACATTGAAACCAGGGGCAGGGGCGATCACCTCTCCAGTCTTCTTAAGAAGAACAGGGTTACCTTCGAGTACACCTTGAAGACACATGATCTTATTAGTAGCTCGGTCAATCTCATCAATCAGAAGAACACATCCACGTTCCATTGCTTTGATAACTGGTCCCTTTTGGAAGACAGTTTCACCTCCGATTAGTCGAAAACCTCCGATCAAATCATCTTCGTCAGTTTCTGGCGAAATCTGAACTCGGACATATTCACGTTTGGCTTTGGCACAGGCCTGTTCAACCATGAATGTTTTACCGTTGCCAGACATACCTGAGATATATAATGGAAAGAATAGATTAGAATTCAACACATTGAACACAGTCTTATATTCACCCCACTTAACAAAGGTTGGGTCAACTGATGGGATGTAAATCTCATCGTCAGAAACCGAAGACACCGCCAGAGCATTTTTGAATGTCTCAGCAGGAGAAGGAGCAACTTTCGCCACAACTTTGACTGGAGTTGGTTCCGCATCAGAATTTGGGAAGAAGTAATGTCCACGAATTGAATCATTCACGAACAGATTCTTCACTGTCTTATAAGCCACCTTGCGGTCGAAGCCCATAGATTCGGCACGATCACGAATTTCACCGATTCGAACACTTGCAGAAGTGTTTTCAAATTCAGCATGGAGGCGAGTAATTTCACTGGTATTTAACATAGTTTTCATAATTTAATAGGTCTTTCTCAATCTTATATGTATATTATAATCTATTTTAGAGGATTTGTCAATGGTCTTATCTGTTTGATTATCAATGACTTATGTAACTGTTTGAATTCTTTTGGTAAAAGTCATAAGTCATTGATAATCAAGAGTTTAAGTTGTTTTTCACTTTGGGTTAAGCCACCATTTCGGCGATTCGACTCATAAGAACTCGATTCTTTTTACTCTCACCGTGATGTTTTGAGAATTCTTTGGCGAGCTTAGTCTGAGCTTTTCTGGAGGTTGCAATCTCGTCAGCTGAGTTATGTTCGAACTCCTTGTCCTCAATCTTAACATTTGAGTTCAGTACAATGTAAGAATTGTAACCCATTTTTTCTTTCACTTCTAAGAAACCATCTTTCTTATAGCTCTTAATTGCTTTCTTATAATCGGTTGAACTTTTATTAACCCAGCGACCATTTGATAAGACACCTGATATCTTAGAAGCCGAAGCTCGATCATTGCTTGGAAGAAAAAATCCAAGGGTTGTTACAGAGGGTATAGTACCAATCAATTTCATCATGTCCACAGTTCCGTTATAGATGTTGATGTTGACATTTGAATCACCTGTCTTCATGCGAACAGTTGGATTGAATTCACCAGTATCATAGTTCACTTGCATCCGTGATGAATCACCATCGGTCAGTGTAACAAACATGGTCTTTTGAACACGATGTTTGGCAACAAAGTCTTTTACGATGGTATACATCATTGTAAGAACCGTATCCAGTGGAGTACCTCCAAGGCGCTCATATTTCGAACAAACTGTGAGGCGTGAATGACCTCTCTTTTGTAACCAATATTGTGCCCACAGATTTTTGGTAGATTCGGTATAGTCACCTTTGGACATTGAACTACTCAACTGGTGAATGAGAATAACATCTCTTAAGTCAACCTCATTGATAGTTGAAGTTGTTTTACAATTATCATTGGTTTGATAGTAACCACTGGTGAAGCTATAAACATCAAATGGTATTCCGACCTTCTTACAGAACTCAACAAGATTGAGAGTCTGTTCAATAACATCTGGTAAGACATTTGACATCGAACCAGAATAATCAATTAGAAAGATCATCCCGTGACTCTTGGCATCAGCAAGAAGAGATTTGCTCAAGAAAATCTCATCCGTGATCTTGTAAGAGTGAAGCTTGTTCACATCAATCACACCAGTGCGAGCTTCAGTCGAGCGAGAGTATTGATAAGCTGCTTTACGACGTTCGAATTCTCGAACCAAAACTCCAACTTTCTTAGAAGTCTTTTTCTTGAGCTTAGGTAGTTCGGTGACAAATGAATCGAGTAAGCTTGGAAAAGTACCTTCACCATAATCTTTTTTATTTTGTTCATCAGTCTTGTTAAGTTTCACCTCAACATTTCCACGACTCTCGGCTAGTTGTTTATAGCTGATAATCATATCATTGACATAAGATCGTCGAGGTAACATGCCTGGCATATATCCGTTTTCGGCGGGCATTTCAACATCATTCTTAACAGAATTTTCAAATTCACGAAGTGTATCAGAGGTAAGCTCATCTTCGTTGAAACCGCCTTCAGTTCCTGTAGAACTCATATCTTTCTCACTTTCAGAATCATCAGAGTTATCACCAGAGACTTCAGCATTTTCATCGGCTTCAATATCACTTGAAGAGGCATCACCTTCATTAGATTCTTCGTCTTCTGAGTCAGAGTCATTTTCTTCACCCTCAGCATTTTCGCCGTCGTCAGTTGAAGTGCTCTCATTTTCATCAGCAGATTCTTCGTCATCACCGGGAGCTGGAGTTTCATCACCCTCACTATCAGAAGATTCTTCGTCATCACCAGGGGCTGGTTCTTCTTTTGGCTCGTCTTTGTAGTTGGAAGCAATCTCTTTACAAATCTCAAGAACATCTTCGAAAGTTTCAGCCGCGAGGCACTTTTGATAGATCACTTCTTCTTCAGCATCAAGTGGGATATTTGCAATGTCACCAATCTTTCCACGAAGATTGAGACGATCCAAGAACTTGAGAGAAGAAACATCTTTACCTGCAATGGAAAAGAAGTCTTTTTCAACAAGAACTGTGTAAGCCTTTTTGAAGATTCGTGGCAAGCCAGGATATGTATCTTTAATCATTCGTTCAATTCGAATGTCCTCAACAATGTTACACACATCAAATGGAAGTGTGCCACAGGCAGCCCGAAAGTCTTCGACAGCTTTTTCTGGAGTATAAAGTGCGTGACCAACTTCGTGTCCGATCAGCATGTCTTCAACATCTTGACCACGATCCTTCCAAGTTGGAAGACCCAGAACTCGATTCTTAACATCGAAATATGCGGTCTTCATGTTACCGTGGGTGACGGTAATGTTCTCTTTCGCCAGAAGGCGAGCCAGAGTCGATTTTGTTTCAGTAGTCTTTTTCATTAAATAGGTCTTTCTCAATCTTATATGTATATTATAATCTATTTTTGAGGATTTGTAAACATCTTTATTTCATTGATCATCAACAGGTTATGAAACTGATTTTCAATCTTTTGTAAAAGTCATAAGTCATTGATAATCAATATCTTAGAAATCATTGAGTGATGGTGTCAATTCACCGATGAATTTACGTTCTAGCTGATAAGCAGTCTTGCGACCACGAACAACATCTAAAATATCATAGTAGATTGTTTCATCACTCTCACGGATGCATTTACACATCGACCAGTCCTTGTTCTCCTTCAAGGCACGAGAGATATGTTTCTGAACTCGAATCTTAACAGACTTCCAAAAGGCTCGACCTTGAGCCACAGTCAATCCAATATATGTTTCCTCACCTATCGTAACTTGATAGATAATGTAATTTCGGTCGTTTCTTTTCTTTCTCATGGTCAATCTCAATCTTATAATAATATTATAACATGAGACCATGGATTTGTACAGGATCTTAACTCTTTGAGTATCAATGACTTACGAAATCTGAGTCAAGATAACTCGAAAAGTCATAAGTCATTGATACTCAGCATATATGATAAGTAATTGAGTATCAACGGGTTATATGAATAAACATGATCATCAGCCTAACTCATTGACTATCAAACACTTATGATATACCCTTGAATATCAATGACTTATGACATTCATCTAACTTATTGATCAATTTA